TTAAAGTGAATTTTGCAACGGGGCCAATCTTGCCACTCACCCTCCCAGGTAGAAGGATAAACCTCAATATATTTTGTGATTGGATGCAACTTTACCTTTCCATGATTACCATTAGAAACCCATTTAAAGTTTTTCCATTTACGAGTATCATCATAGTCAGGATCATCCTCATCAACAACTACAAAGTCTGCAGTATGTGAATAATCAACCAAATACAAATATCCAGCAGGATCTAACCAATAGTGTGCCATTGTACCACCAATACCTTCTTCAATATCTTTTGTATGACACTCCACATCGGTAAATTCTTCTCCCAGATCATATGATGATCGGAAATAATCGAACATACCCATGTTTACTTACCTGTAATGCATGATACTGCAATCGCAGTAGACTTAGTTGCCTCTGCCATTTCTCTATATCCAGTTCCAACATAGATCTGCCCACCCACTACAGCGGCAGCCATGATTCCCCAGAAAACATAATACCAACTTGATTTTACTTGATGAGTCATTTTGAGTTCTTGAATAGGTTGTGATAATATACTACGTCTGGATTTTCCAGATCTTTGCATCTTGGGTAAAAGATACCGTCTCGATAGCAACCATCTTTGGAGTCTGGTCTATCATATTTTATCACCGCTGCAGGATAGTCTCTGAAATTGCAGAGTTCGCCGTGGCGATGAAGATAATTATCCAAACACAAACTACCAACAAATGGTACAAGGCCTTGGAGCATATAGAGAGTGTACATCAGCGTTTGATTACAGAAACTGCAGGTTGACCTTTGTGGAAGATGGTATCCACAACCGCTTGCACTTTGCGGGAAGTGCTGATACCTACATTATCATAGACAGGCACACAAACCAACCCAAATGTCTTGGATTTATCACCAAGTCGAATGACACGGCCAATCGTCTGGGAGATACCAATATAGTCCATGTTTCGCATGAACAGCACTGCTTCAAGACCGTTGACGTTGATACCTTCAGACAGGATGCTATGATGCATCACAACAAACTTCTTGGAGGAATCTTTGCCCCATGCATTGAGAGTGTCAAAGAACTGCTCACGATTGACCTTCTGACCATCAATCACAGCACCAGTCTTGGATGTAATCATCATCCAAGAATAGCCGCGCTGTTGCAGTTGCACACAGAAATCAGATTCTGATACCAGACCGATGATCTGTTTGGTGGTGCGAGCACAAATCAGAATCTTCTGAACACCTTGCTCGTCGATTGTCTCGATCAGATTGTCAGCATCGCGGGAGAAAATGACCTGCTTACCTTTGACCATCGGCAGTTGCTTGACAACAACCTTAGGAGGAAGAATATAACCCTGCTCCACCAGTTCAGGTGCAGGAACTTGACAGATCACCTGACCATAAACTTCAGGCATGTTCATGCCTGGTTTAGAAATGGTGGCAGAATGTTTGGGTGTGGCCGTAAAGAAATAGCAGCGGTCAGCATGAGCAGCGAAGTGCTCAGTTGCAGGGAAAAAGTTACGCTTGACGCTGTTATGTGCCTCATCGAAGTAGATCGTATCGACAGCAATTTCTGCCTCTTGAATACGATTTAGAGAGTTATAGGTGGTAAAGATCAGTTGGTGACGATTTGTAATCTTGCAAGCAACATCATGTGCTTGAATTTCAGACACTTTAGTGGTGTTGTAGTGATGAGTTTCTCCAGAGTGAACGTGCATCACTTCGGCATTAGTGATATGCTCAAGAAATTCGCTAGACAACTGACCTGCCAGCAAGATGCGCGGCGCACAGGCTACAACAGTCTTAGGAGTTTGTGATTGAAACAGACGCAGAACATCATAGATCATTTTTAGGGTCTTACCGCCGCCCGTTGGCACGATAATCTGACCTTTCTTATACTTCTGCATCGCAGCAACAGCGCGGTGTTGATGTGGGCGGAGCGTGATCATGAATTGCGTTTCAATATGGCCATTATACAACAAAAAGGGGTCGCTGTGGACCCCCTGTGACGGTTCTAGAACTGGATCAAACTGTTTGGCGAGCAATTTCATCCACACGAGAGCGAACAGTCTCGTCTGCAATTTTGATGAAATCGAGATATTCATTAGAAGAATAACCGATTGCGTGATTATTATTTGTAGGAATTTTTGCTCGAAGAACCTTCAAACAATACTCATTGTAAAGTGAGATCAAACGAGCAACGTTGACTTCTTCGCCTTTGAATTTGCTATTGCCTTCAGTCAATTTTGCTTGGGTAACATTTTCTAGAAAACCATGAGACCAATCATTGCGTTTGTTATAAACATAATCCAGAAGACCAGAGATAGAATCTACATCGTTGTTTTCATCGATGTACTTGATAGAATCGCTGAAATAAGTTAGGAAAGAAGTTCCAGCAAAAGTTGCAATGCCACCAACTTCATCTTCATTCACATTTTCAGTGAATGTTTTAAGATAGCGGCTGCAGTTTGCTTCATTCAGATCGCGGGACTTGGAAATTGCGCGATATGAAGTTGCTTCATAGTTTGCTTTTGGATTTGTTTTTGCAACACCAATTTTGAACTGATCAAGATAGACAAACAGATTTTTTGCCCACTGTTCTGCAGCGTGATAAGCTGCCTTAAATCGATCATCCGTATTTTGTGACGTGCGATAGTTGCAGTCTACGTTGTGATCAGATGCTTCTCGCTGAATGATTGCATCATAATCGCTCGATTCATGGAAAGTAATCTCTGCAGGAATCAGTGCATCGGGATTGCGTTCGATTGCATAACGCTTCGTTACACGATGGTTACCTTTAGTTGCAACCAGTTTGCCATTGGGTCGTGCAAACAAAGACACGATTCCAGCAGATTTAAACGAAAATCCTTTGTGTTTTTTGAGATTTGAAGCAATGTTGCCGTAATGAATGCGTTCGACACGATTATAAGTCGAATCACCATAAACATCTTTTACGGGAACTAGAGCAACAATAGTGTCTCCAGGTTGCGGTTGAAATACTTCGACAGCTTGAGCATAAGGAAGAAAACCTTTCGGAGGAGAATCTAGGAGATCCATTCCTTCCAGTTTAGTTTTTTGTTGTTCATCGACTTTAGTTTCATAAAGTTCGACGATATTCTTGAGTGTCATGATTGTTTCGTTGTTAGTCTTGGAACGAGACGAACGTAGTCTTTGTTCGTCATGTGGCCAATATAAGCGATTTAGAAGAAGGTGTCAAGGCCACCGACCAGTTCGGGGATTGTCACAGTGTCCGTCACCTTATCACCAAGCACTCTCACAATGAGATCCAACGATCTCTGATGTGGACGGCCCTTCCATCCATACCACTTGCTTTTCTTACCCATAGAGTATGGTGGAAGCTTTCCTACGGAAAGATACTGCTCCGCAGTAAGATCGTAAATGTTATCTCCATCTTGCATCCACCAGTGAGTCTCACCACGGTAATCTACACCACTCATTGGTTGCAACTTATCAGTATCCATCAGATAGAACAATGCCTGTGTAGAGTGATAGCAATGCCCATATGTTGGATTTGTTTGATTCTCTGCACGATACCTAGGTGACAAAAGATCTGGTGTGAGATTGCGTTTAATCAATCCCATCACCAGAGCCATATTCAGTTCACAGTATCTGTACGGTTCAAAACTCAATGTACGAGTCTTGATGATTGTGTCTCCGTTATACTTGTGTCTCTCTACAGTTCTTATAGCCATCTCATCAACCCGGACAAAGGTATTCTACAGGGATTTATGAGTTTCTGTCAAGTACTCCAGATATTCTTCATAGAGCACTTCTTCCATTTCTACTGCTTGTTGTTCCCATGGTTGATCTTCATAGTCAACACCAGAGAAATCAATGCCTCTCCAATGTCTCTTACCATAACGATCTTTCAGAGCACCTTGAACATGCTGATACACATGCCAGAGTTCATGTAGAAGCGTCTTAGTATAATGTTCGGGTGTCATGAAGTTGTGCATCTCAATCTCAAATGCACGAGGACGATAGTCACAATCAGTGGCCCACACCCAACCATACACACCCTCACGATACAGACCGCGATGATGAATCGAAATGTCCAGTTTGTGTCTGGGAAGGTGTTTGGATATAAACCACTCTACAATACGCTCACAGCGGCGCTTAGAGTAATTGTAACCAGTAATTTCAAGAGAGAGCATAGTTCAGTACCGATTCAGTTACTTTAACACCCCAGTGCAAGAAGTTCACAAATGCACCGATAAAGACCAGTTTTTCGGTTAATGACAGTCGCATGGACTCCTGTTATCTGCAGCCATTATAAAACCCCTCAGAGCGTCTCTGAGGGGTCATGTGGACAGTTTTTACTTTGGCATACCCAGGTATGGCCGACCGTCATAAATGTTATTTTTATATTCTCCGTCAGCATTTACATAGTGCAAAAATGCTTGCAAGTACCAATCTTGTTCGAATGGTGGTCTCCAATGATAAAGATCACAACCACGATATAAACAAAGATCTCCAGGTTCAAGAAGAATTTCTACAGCATCGCTTCGATCTTCTTTTGTGGAGAAATAAATTGGATTGATTGGAGTCCCGTTAGGAATACCAAGAGCCAATGTTGCAGAAAGTTCACATGATGGACGATCACGATGTATCATTAGTTCATCACCTTTACCATACAATCTTGTGTAGGTATATGTTGGAAGTAATTTATATCCTGTTATTTTACTTAACGAATCTGCAGAATTACCAAGAATAGTATCCATTAAAGGATCGCCATAAAAAATAAAACTATTCGGTGCTTGTATGTCACCAATCACTGCTTGACCTGCACGAAGTCGTGTATAAAAATATGATTGTATAAACTCAATGAAATCTTTATCTTTATCTAAAAAGTTTCTAACAATTTCATATCCTTTCTCTTTAAACATATTCTACCTCAAGTTTGGTCCATGAATCCACGCAACTAACGAATATCTTTCTCCTCTTGTAACTGGTGTAACTTCATGTAATGTGTGTGATGGGAAAAATGCCATCAGACCTTTTTGTTTTGAAATTACAGTTGGATTATTTGATAGATGTAATAATAATTCTCCACCATCATAATCATTAGGATCTGATAACTGTAAAGACATGCTCAACTTACGGTTATGTGGCAATGTCCAAGGTGTTGGGTCAACGTGAGCATGATAAGTTCCTTCTTCTGAACTTAAGTAATGAGTAAACTGAAGTCTTTCAATTTTTTCCAAATCAAAATTCCAGAATTGCTGATTGTTTTGTTTTACAACATCAGTAATTCTTTGAAATATCCAATTTGTTTCTGAGTTTGCTCCGATCCAAGACACGAATGATCTTCTATGATCTAAACAATCTTCACCGCGACCTCCAGTTTCAGCTCTTTTAGGACTTAATCTTTTACCAATTACAATAATTCTTTCGATTTCTTTATTAGTAAAAACATTATTATTCCAGCACCAAGTTTCTGCTGATCTAGTATCTAAATGCCAATATTCTGATCCAATATTATTTGTTGGATCATTTCGGACA